GTCTTTTTTCGAGTTTTGCGAGAGATAATCGACTTTACGATGAGAAGATCGAGAATCAGAAAAGATAATTACATATACGCATACTACCAAGGGATAAAAAATGGAACGTTCCTTGTCAATCGCTTTGTGGCTCTGATTTATGAGCATTTGGTAAAGGGCCTTGAAGAAAAGCAGTTCTATTATGATGCCGTCAAGGCAAATGATGCGATTGATTGGATAGAAGCGCATTGCTTTCATACAGAAGGCCCGCTTGCGCCGAATCCGCTGAAACTGGAACTGTGGCAGAAGGCAATGCTTGCCGCAACCTTCGGAATCGTTGATGATAACGGGAACCGGCACTTCCGGGAGATCGTTCTGGTAGTTGCGAGAAAAAACGGCAAGTCATTACTTGCATCGGCAATTGGGAACTACGTCTTCCAAAAGAATGGTGGCTTTGGTACAAGGGTGTTCTGCTTGGCACCGAAGTTTGACCAGACGGACATCATCTATAATTGCATATGGCAGATGATACAGCTTGACCCAGATTGGCAAGCGTTGAAAGAAGCAGTATCAGAAAAAGATATGCATAACAAAAAGATCAATGATGATTCCATGCTTGCCAGAAAGAGAATGTCAGACCTTGCGATTCCCGGCACGAACAGCACGGTGAAGAAGATCGCCTTCAGTGCAAAGAAGTCGGATGGCTTTAACCCTTCGCTGTGCATCTGCGATGAAATAGCCGCATGGGAAGGCGATAAGGGCCTAAAGCAATACGAAGTCATGAAAAGCGGCATGGGAGCAAGGCCAGACGGTCTGCTTCTGTCCTGCACAACCTCTGGATATATCAACGATTCAATCTATGATGAACTGGTAAAGCGTTCCACACGCTTTCTGATGGGTGACAGCAAAGAGAAAAAGCTGTTGCCTTTTTTATACATGATTGATGACGTTGAGAAGTGGAACGATATCAACGAACTTCGGAAAAGCAATCCGAATCTTGGCGTTTCCATCCCTGTTGACTTCATGCTTGAAGAAATCGCCATTGCTGAAGGGAGCCTTTCCAAGAAGGCCGAATTCATGACGAAATACTGCTGTGTGAAGCAGAACAGCAGTTTGGCATGGTTGGAAGCGCAGACGGTAGAAAAGGCAAGTGGTGCGGCATTAAGACTGGAAGATTTTCAAAACAGCTATTGTGTCGGCGGCATAGACCTGTCACAGACAAGAGACTTGACCGCTTGCACCGCTGTGATCGAAAAAGACGGAGAGCTGTATGTTTTCGCAAAGTTCTTCCTTCCTGCGGAGAGGATTGACGAAGCAATACAGCGTGACGGGGTGCCATACAACATTTTCATTGAACGTGGCATTCTTCAGCCGTCTGGGGATAATTTCGTTGATTATCATGACTGCTATAACTGGTTTGTTCAGCTTGTGGAGCAGTACCAAATCTTCCCGTTGCAGGTTGGGTATGACCGATATTCTGCGCAGTATCTTGTGCAGGACATGACACAGTATGGTTTCCACATGGATGATGTGTACCAAGGGGAAAATCTCTACCCGGTCATACAGGAAACGCAGGGATTGTTGGAAGACGGCAAGCTTCATATTGGTGACAACGATCTGCTGAAATCTCACCTGCTGAACAGCGCAATCAAGATGTCAACGGAAAGAGGACGTGGCAGATTGGTGAAAATCAATCCGTCAATGCATATAGACGGTACGGCGGCATTGCTTGACGCAATGACTGTGCGTCAGAAATGGTACGCCGAGATCGGCGAACAGCTACAAAATTGAGGTGATGCTGATGGGCCTTTTTGATCGGATATTTGGAAACAGGCCAAGTGAAAAAGGGAAGTATAAAGGCGGCTTCTTGGCATTAAACGGATATACGCCGAAGTTCACGTCTTGGAGCGGCGAACTGTATGAGCAGGAATTAATCCGGGCATCGATTAACGCACTGGCAACGCATATCAGCAAGCTGAATGTTGAAATGCGAGGGGCAGCACGTCCGAAGCTTCAAAGCAAAATGAAACACGCACCCAATGAGTTCCAGACTTGGGCGCAGTTTCTGTCACGGGCCGCAACGATATACTACACAACCAACAATCTGATCATCACGCCGATCTTCGACAAGAACGGAGAGCCGAGCGGCATTTATACGCCGCTTTCACAGCGGTGTGAGATCGTGCAGTATAACGATGTCCCGTATATTCGGTATGAGTTCAGCAACGGCACAAGGGCCGCTGTAGAACTGGAATATTGTGCCATCATGCCACGGATGCAGTTCAAGGATGATTTCTTCGGTGAATCGAACCATGCACTGTTTCCGACAATCGACTTGATTCACATGACGAACCAAGGCATTGAAGAGGGTGTGAAGTCAGCGGCAACATATCGATTTTATGGAACCATCACAAACTTCACGAAGGCCGAAGACCTTGCAAAAGAGCGGCAACGCTTCACGGAAGAGAACTTCAGCAAAGACGCAAAAGGCGGCGGTTTACTGTTGTTCCCCAACACATACAAGGACATCAAGCAGATCGATGTCAAGCCGTGGGTTGTGGATGCCGATCAGATGCGAATCATCAAAGACAATGTGTATCAATACTTCGGTGTCAACGAAAAGATTCTGACGAACTGCTTTGACGCTGAAGTTTGGTCAGCGTTTTACGAAGGTGCAGTCGAGCCTTGGGCGGTCCAGTTCAGCGAAGTCATGACCAAGATGCTGTTCACGCTGCGTGAGCAGTCAGAAGGCAATCTTGTGATGGCAACGGCAAACCGCTTGCAGTATATGAGCAATGCCGACAAGCTGAAGGTTTCCGCACAGATGGCAGACCGTGGATTGATGACACGCAACGAAATCCGAGAGATTTGGAACCTGCCACCTCTCCCAGACCCGTACGGTTCGCAATTGCCGGTGCGTGGTGAGTATTACAACGTCAATGAAGGGAATGAAGAAAATGACGGAAATGAAGAAAATGACGGAAATCAGAATGTTTGATTTTGAGGTCCGTGCCGATCAGAACGAAGAGCATGGACACTTTATTTCTGGCAGACCTATCGTTTTCAATCAGCGCACGAACCTTGGTTGGTACGATGAAATCATTGGGTCAGAAGCATTGAACGGCACAGATCTGAAAGATGTGCGTTTCTTGGTGAATCATAACACTGACATGATTCCGCTTGCCAGAAGCCGCAACAACAACGCAAACAGCACGATGCAGATGAGCATTGATGCTGAAGGCATGGAAATCCGTGTTGATCTGGACACGGAAAACAATGCCGATGCACGAAGCCTTTATTCTGCCGTACAGCGTGGGGACATTTCCGGGATGTCCTTCATGTTCACGGTGGATGAAGATAATTGGGCAGATAAGGAAAGCGAACACCCAACAAGAACGGTCAGAAAGATCGGCAAGGTGTTCGAAGTTTCTGCCGTCACGTTTCCTGCTTATCAGCAGACAAGCATTTCTGCAAGGGGTCTGGCTGACGCATTGGATAATGCGAAAGCATCACTGGATAGTGCAAGGGCCGCAGACAGAGAGGTTGAACGCAGAAAGCAGAAGATCAGAATTTTAATGGAGATGTGAAAATGGAACTGAAAGAAATGACCATTGAACAGCTTGAAGAGCGCAAGGCGGCAATTGCTGCTGAACTTGATGCGCCAGATGCTGATCTGGATGCGCTTGAAGCTGAAGCAAGAAGCATCAAGGAAGAGTTTGAACGCCGTACGGCTGAAGAAGCCAAGAAGGTTGAAATCCGCAACGCTGTCGCTATGGGTGAGGGCGTTGTAGAAAAGAAATTTGAGAAAGAGGAGAAAAAGACAATGACTCTTGAAGAGGTCAGAGCAAGCAAAGAGTACATCGATGCTTTTGCTGAGTACATTAAATCCGGGGATGACAAAGAGTGCCGTGCATTGCTGACAACCAACGTTGGTGCAACGGGCTATGTGCCTGTGCCTGTTCTGGTTGATGACATTGTTCGCACCGCTTGGGAGCGCAACGAATTCACAAACAGACTGCGCAAGACCTATTTCCGGGGCAACTTGAAAGTTGCGTTTGAACTGTCCGCAGATGGTGCTTATGTCCACACCGAAGGCACAACCGCACCAACTGAAGAAGCCCTTACGCTTGGCATCGTTGAGATGATCCCGGCAAATATCAAGAAATGGATCACCATTTCCGATGAAGCTATCACCATGGGCGGTGAAACCTTCCTGCGTTACATCTACGATGAACTGACCTATCGTGTCATCAAGAAACTTGTTGAACTGTGTGTCGGTGACGTAGTTTCCGCAAGCGCAAGCAATTCTTCTTCCGCAATTGGTGTTCCCGTTGTTAAGGCTGCACCGAGCGTGAACGTTATTGCTACTGCTGCTGCGAACCTGTCTGACGAAGCAACCAATCTGTGCGTTGTTATGAACCGCTTGACCGAAGTTGAATTCCGTGCCGCTTACGCATCTGGCAACTTTGCTGTTGACCCGTTTGACGGCCT